TTTAAAGATGTTATGAATATAGTTGAAGATGAAGAAGATGAAGAAGATGAAGAAGATGAAGAAGATGAAGAAGATAAAGAAAAATACAACAAAATTGAAGATACATATAATGACTTATTAAAGAAAGATAAAACATATATATTATACCGTAACTTTAATCCAGTAGTATCTAACAATGATGATAAATATTATCCTTATTAGACACTGTGTCATATGTATACTTATGTCTAAATACGACTGTTTTTAGTTCATCTGGGCAGCAACATTTTGACTCTTCTTTATTAGTCTTTGACTTAGCTTTAGAAAGAGTAGGTAACAATGCTTCCAAGAAGAATAACTCTTTGTTTAAAGCCGCATAATCACAAATTCTTTCTAGAACATTCTGCGAAAGTCGCGCAGCGCAGACCATACCGCAATAATATGGACCTTCACATTTTATGCGTATATAATTCCACAACCAATCATTCTTATTGGTAGCAGGTTTAAAGTCACTATTCGCAAGAAAATCGTAGTCTGAATATTTTGCATCTATTTTTAACAATGTATCCTCGTTATGAAAGAAAATATCGTCTTCGATAAACCACACATTCAAATTAGTATTTAAAAAATTCAAAGCAAAGTAACACAATGCTTTATCCCAGCCACTAACAAGTTTCTTAACCCCAATTTTATTCACATTTGTAAAGCCATATTGCTTACATACCTTTTCCAGCATTTGAATAAATTTTAGGTTTTTATACTTTGTCTGATAAAGTGCTGTATAATTCACCGAGTTGTCGTCTATTATAATATAGACTTCGTAATTACTGAATTTATTTAGAAATTCTAAATAAATATCATTTGGTTTAAAACAAATAAGAGCTAATTTGTTTTTATTTTGATTTTGTTTCGTATCCATATGGTATTTATATACTATTACTAAGATACTTTTCAAACAAATCTAACGCTTCTTTTGGCTTGTATGTTGGTACTTCATGTCCCGCACCATGGACAGTCATAAATGTGAAACGGCTCTTACCTGAAAAAGGAGTCTTAAACTTACTAATGTATCCAGCAGTCTGTCCATCGACGTACCATGTGGTCCAATCTTGTACAAGAGGAAATCCTAAATCATAAATCCATCGTTGAGTACCAATTGTCCCGCAAACACTGTCATCGTCGCCAGAATAGACCAAAATGCGCATATCCGGGTGAGTCTTGGAATTCAAAAGAATTTTATAATACTTTTCCATCGGCAACATCTTGTCCTTCAGCTCGTATTTTGTGGTTCTAGAGCACTCGTCCCAAACAATATCAGTGTGGACGTGTAGTGCTGCCTTAACATCAGCTCGGTTCAAATAATTGGAAGAATACTCATCTTCGCAAGGTTCATAAGGAATATCCAAGCTGTCATTTAAAAGTTGTTCAGTCTTAAGATAGTTTCTCATTGTCATTTGTTGCGGAGACAAGCAAACTGGATAGTCTAGAGCATACGGATTCAAATTTCCAATCTTGCGCATGAAATTGAGGATTAAAGTGCTGCAAACTGAGTTATTCAATTGTTGTTCCACCGTTGTACAACCATTGGCAACGTATGTGTCCCATAGTGGCTTAGGTAATAATTGCTTGCCCCAATATGTCTCCATCTCGGCACCAACGCCGGAATAGTAATCAGTGTAAGGATTGCCAACCGCGAAACCCTTGAAATTCAACTTTAAAGAAGAATCTTTTTGCGCGTCATTGTAATTCACAATCTCGTTTGCTAAAGTCGGCATATAATGGCCACCATATGACTCGCTGGTAATAAATAAGTCGCTTTTGGTAAAATGAGGGAATTTCTGAATGAGACCCTGAATTGTTGCTAAATTATCCTTGGCGGCCTGGTCGTCGCCAATTTTGTAATCGTCTTCTACATCCGAGTAGGAGAATCCAACACCAACAGGTTGCTCTAGAAATACCATGTTCGCAACTTTGTTCCACGCATTTAAATTAATTTGGATTTGACCATCGGCAGTAGGGCGAAATGGGCCTTGCTCCGTAAGAAAACCAATTAGACCAGAGCATCCCGGGCCACCATTAGTCCAAAACACAAGTGGCTTTGTATCCGCGTCTGTTTCGGCCTCAACAAGCCAATAATGGATATGCTTTTGAGTACCAGGCAGCTGAATGTAACCGCTGAATTGGTTATAAGATAGCGAATTTTGTAGACCAGGTAATTCGGTCACTTGGTCCAGAAGCGCCTCTTCTGTGTAAACAAACGCAGCATTGGTCGCATATATAAACGAAAACAATAACAGTCCTTGAACAAACATTTTATATTATATTATATAAAAATTTATTTCTATATAATAATTTTATAATAATTCTTTATAATATTTTTTTAAAACTCATCGGTAAAATCAAAGTCTGCTTCAGTTTTTGTGACATTTGCCAAGGCATACTCTGAAACGACTCGCTCAAAAAAGTTGGTTTTACCCTCAAGACTGATTAGCTCCATAAATGGGAATGGATTCGCCGCATTATATATCTTCGGATAGCCCAATTGTACGCAAAGTCTATCGGCTACAAATTGGATATATTGTCCCATCAGTTCACTATTCATTCCAATTAATCGACACGGCAAAGCCTCACATATGAATTCGATTTCGATTTCAACACACTCCTTGACAATGTCGTGTATCTTTGACTTTGGTAACTTCTTCTCCAACTTGCTATACAACAGAATCGCAAACTCACAATGAAGCGCCTCGTCTCGGGAAATAAGCTCATTTGAGAATGTTAAACCGGGCATTAGACCGCGTTTCTTGAGCCAAAATATGCTGCAAAATGCGCCCGAAAAGAAGATGCCTTCAATACAGGCAAAGGCAAGAAGACGGGTCGCAAAACTGCTGCGATTATCATGTATCCATTTCTGCGCCCAATCCGACTTCTTTTTGATACATGGGTAATTCTCAATCGCATTGAAAAATTTATGCTTTTCTTCCTTATCTTTAATATAGGTATCAATTAGCAGACTATAGGATTCGTTATGCACATTCTCCATCGCAATCTGGAAACCATAGAATGCTCTCGCCTCTGATATTTGTACATCACTCATGAAACGTTGCGCCAAATTCTCCAAAACAATTCCGTCCGACGCAGCAAAAAACGCCAAAATCATAGATATGAAATGTTTTTCGTCAGCATTTAGCTTTGCCCAATCATCCAAATCCTTGGATAAATCAATTTCCTCAGCGCGCCAAAAGCAGTCAACTTGCTTCTTGTACATAGCCCATATATCGTCATATTTAATTGGGAACATTACAAATCTGTTATCATCTGGAATAAGTATCGGTTCTTTAGACATCCTAAATAATATATATCAAAGATTTTTAAATTATTTTCCCCTTTTATTGATTTTTATTGATTTTTATCATTTTTATAAGATTTTTTATAACAAAATTTTATAGTATATTATGATAATATAATGTTAGTAGGAGGCAGAGATAAGCGTATTAATCATTTAGAAACAGAAATTAAAAAAAAGAAAGAGTTTTTGTTACTTAAATCAAAGGAATTAGAGCAAGATATAAATAACAACAAATATTTAGAAGATGTATCTAAAAATTACAAGGGTTTTTATGATACAATTGTTAAAGAAAAACAACAACAACATGACGCAATGATGCTACTTAAGGAATATTTAAATGATTTAATTGTTAAAGATACAATGACTGCGAATCAAATTAGAGACGCAAAAAGGCAACAAAAGGAAATTATTTTGGAAATGGAAAAAATAACGCACGAATTAAAAAAAATAGTATAATATATAAATGGTAAATATTTTTGGATTTAAGTTATTTGAAAGTCCCAGTATAGAAGAGAAACCCTATCATAGAACTAGACGTCGCCATCATTTTAAAAATAAACATAGAAGTAAACGTCGCCATTATTATAAAGGCGGATATATTTATGATAATGTCAACTTAGCTGGCCAGGATGTAACAGCAGAACTCTCCAGTGTTATGTCAACCAGTTCTAAATCTTCAGTTAATAAAGGAAAAAAAAATAGTAGTAGTAAAGGAAGAGGAAGAGGAACTAAAACAAGAAGTCATAGTAAAAGTAGAGTACATCATTAATTAAAGTTAATTGAGCATTCCGTATAGTGTAGGATAATATATACAGGAATCAGGCCACCTTCCAGTTAGTTCTCTGGTATAAAGTGACCAAATTTGCGACCTTCTTCTAATTATAGTTTGCCTTTCTGCGTAAATCTTTTTCCATTTACGCTGAATAATTTTAATCCACATGGTTTTTATAATAACTACACTATGTTGTGAATCCAATACAATACATTGACCAATTTCTGGCTTTATATAGTCAGGCCTAGCAATTATATTCTTATAATTTCTTATAATTATATGCGGTTTTATTCCTTGCTGCTCTTGTTCATTATAATATTCATTATAATATTCAGCAACACTGTTTATATTTGATTCACTATCAGAATTATCATCTGGCTCAGAGTCTGAGTCGGAATCAGAATTGTCATCATTCTGTAGATTTGTAGCATCGCCAGTAAATTTACTTATCAGCAAATAATGTCCGTCAATTGCTGTAATTTTTTTATTAGGAGAGCCATGAATATGCCTGTTAAATATTTCACACAAAACCAAATTATATTTATTATGTTGTACCATTCTTATATTTTATTATAAAAGACAAATTATATTTATATTTTATATCAATTTTTTTTAAAACATTATATTATATATAATGAGTTTTACAAGTGAAGCGTCCAATTTATTAACCAACAAGTATTTTTTATATTTCATTGTATTTTTAGCAGTTTCAAATGTTCTAGGGTACATTGTAACTAACAAATATAATGCTGTAGGGTTTTTTATTTTAATATGCCTTTTAATGGTTAACTTTAGTAAAAATATGGTTATTGTTTTAATTGTTGCTATTGTATCAACTAATTTACTAATGGTAAATAAAACTATGCGTGAGGGTTTAACAAATAATGATGACACAACAACAAGTGACGCTACAACAGCAAGTGATACAGACGCAGTAAAAGACCAGGCCGCTAAAAACGCTGTTAAACAACAACTTCGTGCTAAAATGACTGGGTTTGAAGATTCAGATGCTCCTACAACTGATGCTACAACAACAACTGATGCTACAACAACTGATGCTACAACAACACCAACAACAACAACACCTACAACAACTACACCTACAACAACAACTACACCCGTTGTAGATGAGGGATTTGCTCCTGCTGGCGTAGGTGCAAGTGGCAAAAAACGAGGCGCAATTGGTGGTCCAGCTAAACCATCACGAATTGATTATGCCACTACTTTAGAAGACGCATATGATAACTTAGATAAAATCTTAGGGTCAGGTGGTATGAAAAATTTGTCAGCTGATACTGAGAAATTAATGAACCAGCAAAAAACATTATTTGAAGCAATGAATACTATGTTACCTCTTGTAACAAATGCCCAGTCAATGTTGAAATCCCTTGATATGGGTAAAATAACTCAAATGATGGATATGACAAAGTCATTTGGTTCACCCAAATAAAAAACAAATACAAAGTATATTCAGTGAATATTATATTTAATAAACTATTTAATATAATATTATATTAATGAGAAAGTGTCCCCCTGGTGTATTATGTATAGAAAATGTAACTTCGGTCTTCTTCACAATTATGATAATTGTTGTAGGATTTTTTATTTATATTAGCTATAATAATAATCAAAATCATAATCAAAATCATAATCAAAATGATAATCGTAATCAAATCCAATATAGAGATATTCCAAATTATCCTTATAACAATTTATATAGTGGTGTAAGAAACAATATGATTGATAATACACCTATTAATGGGGTTTTATCAAATCCATATGAAGCACCCTACAAAGATGAACGTTATCTAGTTCCTAGACAAACAGTACCAATTAATGTCTCTACTAATGTAGGAGCAGTTGATACTAGTTACCGTCAAATTGGTATTCTAACACCACTCAATGGAACTACTAATAACAATATTTTGCCTCTAATGGGTAGACCATTATTTACAAGTAGACAGAAATGGCAATATTACACAATATCTAATCAGCATAATAATGTAAAATTGCCTATTTCGGTTAAGGGTAAATCTGCTTTAAATGACTATGGTGTTGATGAAGTTTATAATGGCGATACAGTTTATGTAGAGGGTTATAATGACGCATTTAAAACTACTGTATATGAAAGTAGCACTATAAAATATTTGCCTGTTTTTTAATCTGTTAGGAGCTATAATTTTTAAGTGTTGTATTTTTTAAATTAAATGGTTTTTTATTTCTATAAGTATTTGTATGTGTTAGAACTATTTTGTTTTTATATTTTTTTCTAGTTTGTTTCTCCTTTAAAAAAATCTTAGTTAAACGAGCTTTAGTTAATTTCATTATTATAACTTTAATTAATATATTTTATTTATATTTTATTTATATATTATTTATGTATTATTTATATTTTATATTTTATATACTTATATAAATATAAATGCCATCTATATTAAATAAATGTACTAATTCATCAACGCCTTTAAATATTTCTGATTTAAATAAATCAGGAACATGTGATTCTAAGTGTGAATAT